AAGACAGGAAAGACCAGCACAAAAGACCAAACCACCGTAGATGTACAAAATGTACAAAAAGACTTCGGAGCATTATGGACAGAAATAACAAAAGAAAACTTTGACTGGCCAAGCATTGAAAAGCAAATGTTTTATGATTATTACAATAAGCAATAAATATATGACCAACACACAAAGACGATTGGAAGAGTTTGATAGTGAAATAAAGCCAATGATTGAAAATGAGGTTTTATATCGCTATGACAATTTAGAGTTAGCCCAAGATTCAGCCAATACTGTGAACAAAGCAGTAATACAATTCCTCGCCACATCAATCGCACAAACCGAGCAGGAGATGATGAAGAGGGTGGTGGGGGAGATAGAGGGGATGAGAAATAAAAAACATGTATGTGAAAGCAGGGAAGGGTGGGGATGTGAATACGAAACAGCTATTGACGACATCCTCTCATCTCTAGACAAAGAGAGTAACCCTAAAAAATAATATGGAAACAAAACACTGGATAGTAGAGGGTATTAATCAATGGGAACAACTAAGAGGAGGCTTTAACTGGTACACAATGACTTTTATACAGATAGAGTTCGAGAAGGAGTTAATGGCTCATGGGTACGAGTTTATATTTATAATACTGGGACTAGGATTTAGAGTTCGATATAACACAGACAAGTCCCTAAAACAGTTTGATGAGTGGGGTGATGAGGCACTAGAAGCAAGGTTAAAGAAACTTTCAATATGAAACACACAGACGAACAATGCATAGAAGTAGCAGTCACATACTTTAGAGATGCACTAATAGCCGTAGGACGACACAGCATTAAAGCTAATGAAAAACACAACGGCCCCGATGCACCAGTTGTGTGGGCAAGAGAAAAGTCAAACGACCATTGGGGAAGCTGGGGACGACACCTAAGCAAACTTGGAACCATAGACGAGGAAACAGGAAGCCCCCATCATGTACCGTGGCTGTGGCGAAGCCTTGCTATTGTTCAGTTGTACTTAGAAGCTGAGAAGGAAGAGCGTGCTAAAAAATAATATGGGGATCATAATAAACAACGGCTGGAAAAGCGGAGACTGGCACTTACTACTTATAGATGTCTACCACGAACAACCATTAGGCAAAAGTGACGGTGTGTATGGTGTAAATCTAGGTATCTTTGGTATTACATTAGGAATACTTTTTCATTATGATACATAAACACTTATACTTTATTGAGTGTGAGGTTACTGGAATACTTAAAATAGGAATATCAAAGAACCCTGAAAAAAGACTAAGAAATCTACAGTCTTCATCTCCAACTAAGCTAAAGCTACGAGCCGTCTTTGCAAATAAAGGACATTGGGAACAATCCTTACACAAACAATTCAACCACACCCACTCCCATGACGAATGGTTTTACCCTAACAATGAAATAGAACAACTACTAGCTCAATACGAATGTATAAACTCTCTGTACCCAGAACAAATCGTGCTAAAATAAAGGAATGAAACGTAGCTCATTTAGACAAAAGCTCACCACCCCCTTAAAGCGTACACCCTTTAAGGCTAAGACCCCCCTCAGAGCCTCAAAAATCAATCCTAAGCCGATTAAAGCCAAGAAAGCTAGTAAGTCACCAAACAAGGGATATGAAGTGCCAAAATGGTTTTCAAGGCTAAAGCCTGGAAGTCATGGAAGCACTCCAACTCAAAAGAAATATTGGAAAGTGCTATCCGACACCTACAGAAAAGATGATTGGGAAAAATACGGGACTTGTGTTTCATGCCACAAACACATAGAGAACTGGCAAGATGGTGACTTAGCCCACTTTAAAAGATATTCTCTCTGTAATAGTTGGTTTAAGTTCCAAAGAGAAAACATGGCACTTAGTTGCAAGAACTGTAACCGTAACGATGATGGAGTAGTAGGCCACTCTTTCGGAGAAGAATTAAAACGAAGACACCACAAAGGAATCCTAGAATGGATAGAAGCAACCAACTTATCTTTTAAAGGCCAGCAAATGCAACAGTGGGAAATAGTGGAAACAGTAGCCAGAATCAGACCAGACCTTGTTGAATAACATGCAATCTAAACTAAACAGCCTAAGAGAAGTAATAATAACCAGCATAGTAAAGTTTGCAATAGTAACACTGGCTCAAATCCTCTACTTTAAATACATACTAGGGGTAACGGTCACCTTTATAGAAAACATGGGCTGGGCGTTCACCGCTTTAGCTATCTCACTAATCATCAGCTACATAGCCAGGAGGTACTTTAACTAACTGTGGACAACTCCCCTTGCACACAAACACACTTGGTGTAGGATTAGGGTATATGAAAGAAAAACCATTTTACAATATGTTTCCAGTCTTGTACTGGCATCAACGCAACAAATACAACCCCTTAAGGTATATTATAGGAAAAAGGTATTTAAGTAAAAAAGTGCCACACAATTTGTTCGACACAAGTGATATTACCATTGAGCCAACTGGAGATAATGTAAAAGACTATATAGCAAAAAAGATAGCAGCTAAGCATATTAACAATTACTTTGACAAAATATGAAAGACTTAGAAACAATGCAGAGAGAGGGACGGGAGCTATTACACACAGCAGGTGCAGATGGTTTTGCAATAGACTTAAATTTAGAAAACCTAGACCAGCACACAGCCAACACATGGAAGGCATGTATTGACACTATCCTAGAGAGTGGACTGTTGGAGGAGACCGATATAGACAAGTACCCAAAAGACGATGAAAATGAAACATTTGATGTCTGGGCTTTCTATAAAGGTCACAACAACCTAGCAAGAGACATCAAAGAGTTTATTAGTAAAATGAATAGCGTATGAAAGAAAAAGTAGAACAACTGATAAAAGACTTAGACGGGTATCAGCATTTAGATGGCGACCAGTACAGTAGTGGCTGGAACGATGCGATCGAGCAAGTAACAGAATTACTGAAAGAAATAGTATGAAAACAACATCATTACCGTCTTTAATAGAAGTATTCCAAAATAATGTACCAGACTGGAGAAAAACAGAAATAAACTATCCTTTGCACACACACCTACTCACCCAAGACCGCAACCAAGCATACACAAGCCTAGTGGAGGGTATAGAGGGGATGAAACTTACAAAACGATTATATAGAAACAAACAAGGGTCTATAGAGGATGTCAGCACTAATACAGAGATAGAAAGAAATGCAATCCTAACCGACATCCTAGAGAACGTAGTAAAGCCTTTATACGGTAAGGAAGCCCTAGACAAAACCCCACTCAATAAGGTATAATAGAGCCATCCAGTCACGCCTCTCAACGATGCGAACCCGACTGGTGTAAAACCGTTGGTTGGTCTGTGCTACCTCGTAAGACTGCACTGCAAATTCTTTACCAGAGTTTGGACATTTCAAGTCCCATCAACACCCCCTTATGGTAAGCACCTAGTAGTGAGATATTTCTTTTTATCTTTTCTGACTAACTGTATTGATTCATACCGATACACCCACTCACTACACCGCAGACGTTCGATTCGTCTATGGGGAACACTAAAGCATGATACAATACCCGTATGGCACTTAGAGCATTAGGATATGAACTATCCTTTACAAAACAAAACACAGTAAAAGACATTAGAGCCAAGAAGATAAAAGACTACGAGCTAAACGCTATGAAGTCCCTTATCTCAGCCGAGATGACACTAGAGCTACAACAAGTACTCTTAGCATTAAAAGTAGAACACAACCGAACAGAAGCAGAAGTAAAAGGAATCACTGACGCAATCGAGTTTGAAACTAAAAGCGTCCAGAACTGGACTACCCAGTTAGAAGTTATTAAGAGCTGGAAATAACATTTAAATACTATGGCATCAAAAAACACAGAACTAAGACAAGAGCAAGAAGCAAAGAAAAAGCAAGCCTTCGCTGAGGCTATCCAAGCAGTAGAAAAAGAACACAAGCTAAAACTAATCCCGATGATTGAGTACACCAGTCAAGGACTCTATCCGTCATTAGGTGTCCAGGAGATTAAAGAGACGGTAGATAAGGTATAATAGATACAATGGCACAACAGGGAAAAGCTTACACTATAGAGCAAAAGAAGATGATAATTGAAAGTATGCAACCTTACTTAGAGTTGGGCTTTTCTCGTAGAAAGGCGTGTAAACTAGTAGGATTAGATGAAACAACATTTTGTAAATGGGTAAGCGGAGATATTGGGCTTTCAATAAAAGTGACCAGTTGGGAAAATATGACTACTGCACTAGCTGTATCAAACATTCAAATGGCTATTCGTAAAGAAGCGGAGAGTGAAGATGAAACCCGAAAAGAAAATAGCTGGAAGTGGGCAGAACGTAAAGAGGACTCACTAAAACCAAAGCAAGATGTTACTTCTAACAACGAGACTGTCCAAGTAAACGGCTTTAATTTCGTAAAGAATGACACCGACAATAAAGCCGACTAAAAAGCAAGAACTAGCATGGGATAAGTGGACGGATGACACTACTCGCTTTATTGTCTTTGGAGGTGGTGCTGGAGGTGGAAAGTCTTGGGCTGGTTGTGAGATGATTCTAACCGGTTGTTACTTCTATCCTGGCTCTACTTGGTTTCTGGCTCGTAACGAATTAAAGCGACTGATGAACACCACTTACAAGACTTGGAATAAAGTCTGTAGACACCACAACATACCTAGCACTGACTGGAAACTTGATGGTCAATACAATGTTATTAAGTTTACCAACGGCTCAGAGGTTCACTTGCTTGACGTAGCCTACAAGCCAACCGATGAAATGTATGAACGCTTTGGCTCGTATGAGTTTACAGGTGGCTTTGGTGATGAGATTAACGAGTGGGAGTTTGATGCGTATGACGTACTCAAGTCTCGTATTGGTCGTAACAATACTTTTACTGGTGAAGATGGAGTTATCGAAGTGCCTCCCAAGTTCTTTGGTGCTTGTAACCCCGCTAAGAATTGGGTATACCAAGAGTTTTACAAACCCCATCGAGATGGCGTACTGTCTCCTGAAAAGGCTTTTATACAATCATTATACTCAGACAACCCATACACCGCTAAGATGTATGGTGAACAACTAGCGTCTATTACCAACGTAATCAACAGACAGCGCTTAATGGACGGAAAGTGGGAATACACAGAGGACATTTCGGCCCTCACAAGCTATACCGCTTTGTCTGATATGTTTAGTAATACAGAGCAAACTACAGGAACTATTTATGCTGTCTTTGACGTCGCCAGAGGTGGTAATGACTCTGCTATCGCCAACATATTTGACGGCTGGCACTCAATAGAACGCATAGAAATAACTAAGACAGACAACCCACAAGAGTTACGAGAAGAAGTGAGGGATATTTTAGTGTCAAGAAAGATAGCTTATAAAAATGCCATCTATGACGATAACGGCGTGGGCTGGGCGCTTGGAGGTGGAGAACTAAAAGGGATGAGACAATTCGTTGGTTCACGTTCAGCCCTGCCAACAAAAGTGCAGATTAAAGCTAAGCGTAAGAACAGATACAGTACCGATGCCGAGGCACCTAACTTTGTGAACCTCAAGTCTCAATGTGGCTTTTACCTTGCTGATAAGATTAACCAACATGAAACATCATCAACCCAAATGGACGACAAAGACATTATCATTGAAGACCTCACAGCCCTACTGGTAGAACGTGACATAGAAAAAGACGGTAAGCTAGCGTTAAAGCAAAAAGAGAAAGTAAAGGATGAGCTAGGACGCTCCCCAGACCACGGAGACACATACATCATGCGCTCCTGGTTTGACCTGTTTGACCAAGTGGTAACTGACGACCCAGAAGAAGAACATAGGGTATCAAACTTTTACAATAAATTAAAACAAAGCAAGCGAGGCTCACAGAAAGGAGTAAGGGCTGGACTCAGGTAGTTATCCCCACATGCCACTTGACGTGTTATAATATAACCAAACACTATGCAAATATTTAACTTTGTAGAGAGCGAAAAACAATTTTACGAGACAAGGCACATCCCACTAACCGCAGGGGATGATTATAGCCAATACCAACTAATCAGAGCCATCAACTTTGCTAGACGTTCACGCTACATTGATGACAATGCCAAAGATGACATCATCGGGGACTTTCCTTATGACAACATCTCTAAGTATCGTATTCGACTAGAGGCAAGGTCAACTGACTTTGACTTTAAATCTATTGAAGTAGAACCAGTAGACACCTCAGACGAGGCTCGTATCTCTGCTCTAGTAGCTACCAAAGCCCTACACAAGAAAATGCGCACTATGAAGTTTGGTAAGACTCTAAACAAGTTTGCTGACGTGCGCCCTGAATACGGCACAACTCTATTCAAGAAAGTGCCTGACAATGTAACTATCGTACCGTGGGAGAATGTTGTCACCGACATGACTGACATCATCAACTCACCTATTATTGAACGTCACTACTACACTCCAGCTCAATTAAAGAAGACCGGCTATGACAACGTAGACGACATCATAATGAACGCTGCCGAGAAGACACGTTCTAAAGACATGAAAGAAGCGTCTAACAACGAAGCTGAAACTATCGGGCGCTTTATTGAGGTTATAGAAGTAACCGGAGAACTAGCTGTTGCATCACTCCTAGAGGCCAAAGGAAAGGAATGGTCTGATGAGGACAAGAAAGAGTTTGTACTCTGTCACATCATGTACGCACCAGAAGGACAAGACAAAGACGGCAATCCAAAGGGAACTATTCTAAAAGCAGATGAGCTAAACGAGAAGGACTACCCATACAAGATAGACGTAAGACACCCTGTAGTCGGCCGTGGCTTTGGTGAAGGCATCCCAGAAGAACTATCAGAACACCAGAGATGGCACAACTTCTACAAGACCGAGGAAGCGAGAGCTGTAGCGATAGGAGGCAAGGTTCTATTCGTAACTGATGACGGTTCAGTAGTAGACTCTATCTACGATGATGGAATTGACCACGGTACTATCATGCAAGTAGGCGAGGGTAAGATGTTCACACAACTTACCACCATGCCTAACAGCGTGCCGGTCTACCAAAACATTAGAGCCGATTGGGATTCAAGTGCCGATAAGAACACCAACTCATTTGATGCTGTAACAGGTGAAGAACAAAAGAGTGGCACACCTTTCCGAGCGCAGTACATGCAGAACATAGCTGGTACATCACAGTTCCAGCGTGAGCATGAGGACATGGGCTTTATTATTACTGAAATTGTAGAGGACTGGATATTAGAAGATGCTCTAGCCGAGGCTACTAAAGATGATGAGATAGACGATGTATTCTCTAAGGCAGAACTACAACTAGTAGACGATGTAATAGTAGAGACAGAGGTACTCGATGCAGTCGTACAAGCCTCTCTCAGCGGCTCTGTATTGGCTCCAGAGGAGGTTGATATGATTCGTAAGGCAATCAAGAGTAAACTAGGAAAGAAAGGTGCTAGACGTAAGATTACCGACATCAAGAAGTTCATCAAAGACGCTGGTAAGAAAGTAGTAATCCACACCACTGACGAACAACGCTCAAAGCAAGTGCTATACGAGTCACTTTCTAACGCTATCAACATGGCCAAGGGTATTGATAAGACAGACCCGGCCCAGCTAGCGATGAGAGACATGATACTTGACCAAATGGGTATCACCCCACAACAACTAGCTCAGTATGCTGACCAAGCTATGGCTTTTGCAGAACAACTCCAACCAGCACAAGGAGGTGGAGCGATAAACTTTAAACAAGACGCAGCTCAAGCCGAAGCTAATCCAGTAGCAGCCGCATAATATGGAATTTACAGAGCACGAACAGTCGATAATGAAGGTACTAGCAGAAGAAGAAACCCTTGCTTTACTGACAAAGATATTTATTGACATGCCTACAGCTAACCTAGCCGAGCTAGACAAGAACATTGTCGCTCTTTCTGACGCTGAATATGGTCAACTAATGAAAGTAAAGTACCTACGTGAAAAAGACAACAAGTCACGCCTAGAATTTATTATCAAGGCAACAAAAACAAGAACCACAAATAACGCAGGTGCTATTGCGCCAAAATAAACGTGGTATAATAGTATTACATGACACTAAAGTCTATAAAAAGATTATAAGGGACAAAACCCATAACCAAAAAAAATGA